GATTGCCCTGGCCAAGGCTGGTAACGTGGCAGCGATCAAGGAGTTGCTGGACCGGGCTGTGGGTAAGGCGCCGCAGACGTTCGACCCGGACGGCACGGGCGACACGGTAACGCAAATCGTGGTGTGGAAAAAAGGGCAACTTGTCGAATGACCATACCCGTGCAACGATTTCTGGTCGGCCAACACCGCTGGCAGACGAAGGTTCTGACCGCGTGCGATGATTCTCCCGCCCGATTCTTTGTCCTCGAATGGCATCGCCGGGCGCGAAAGACCACGCTGGCTATCAACTTACTGATCCGCGAGTGCGCTAAGAACCCGAAATCTTCATACGTCTACGTCGGGCCGACGTATCGGCAGGCTCGCGGGATCATCTGGGACGACCCGAATATGCTCGATGCGTACCTGCCCGACAAAGCCGAGATCGGGTGGAAGAAGAACGAGCAGAAGCTACAGGTGCGGTTCGGCAACGGATCGCTCCTGACAATTCGCGGTGCGGACGACCCGGACGCCCTCCGTGGCATTGACGCTGTCGGCGTCGTGTTCGATGAGTGGGCGATGATGAAGCTAGAGGTTTGGTTGGAAATCTTCCGGCCGATCATCGCCCAGGATGTCTCACGGTGGGCGATGTTCCTTTACACGCCGCAGGGCGAGAACCACGCGACCGATATGTTGGCATACGCCCGGGCGGACGAGACCGGCGAGTGGTACGCCGAGACGCTGAAGGCCAGCGAATCCGGGATCCTGCCGGCTGAGGAACTACTGAAGGCCGGGAAGGAGATGCCCCCAACGCTCTACTATCAGGAGTTCGAGTGCGCGCATATCACGGACGAGGAGTGTGTGTTGATCAGCTCGCGGCTGATCGACGAGCTCCAGAACTACGAGACGGTGGAAACGGATGTCCGCCGCCTCGTTTCCTGCGATCCAAGCCTGGGCGGCGACGAGTGCGCCATCCTGGCGGGCGAGAACGGCCGGGTGATCGATGAACTCTACCTCCACGAGCGCGACTCGATGAAGATCGCCGGGCATCTGGGCATCATGGGCGAGAAGCACCAAACCCCCTATTTTATCATCGACACGAGCGACCGGCTCGGGGCGGCGATTGCGGATCGCCTGCGAGAGCTGGGCTTCCAGGTCGAGGGATTCAATTCCTCCGAGCGTCCGATGGACAAGAACAGCCGCTGCTACAACCGGCGAGCCGAGGCGTGGTGGGCCGTGATGCAAGCGATGCAGGATCACGACCTGGAATACATCGAGGATGCAGAGACGCGCAGGCAGTTGGCCTCCGTGCGATACAGGCCGCGGAGTTCTGCGCGTAGCGGGCAGTTCCAGTTGGAACTGAAGGAAGTCACGAAAAAGCGCCTCGGCCGGTCGCCGGACCGGGCGGATGCGTACGTGATGCTGATGTACGGGATGCCGCACCTGTCGCCGCTGGACGTGGTGCAGCGGCAGAAGCGTAGATGGTACGAGCCGGCGTCCACGGGTGTCGAGAACGACTGGCGGGCGATGTAGGAGAAAGGCAATGGGTACAGGACATCAGGTCGTATACAGATGCGATGGCGTTGGTTGCGACGCAACCTGCACTCACCCGCGCGGCTGGCAGCCGGAGGGGTGGGTGAGGGTATTCGTTAACCAGTTGAACCACACTGTCGGGGACCGAAACGGAACGCCCATGCAGGAAGTCGCTCTGTGTCCGGGGTGCGCCGCAAAGCTGTTTGATGTTTTGCCTAGGGAGTGGCGCGGAGCAACTGAGACTGAGTGAATGCGCGTAGGAGACTGAAGATGGCTAAGAAAGCCCGTAGAACGAAGAAAGTCAAGAAACCGGCGTCGAGGGCCATGGAGTCCAAGAAAGCGGCCTACAAGCCCGCTGAGGAGCCCGTTGAGGCCCTAGAGCCCGGCTACGACCCGGCCACGATGGGTCCGAACTGGCGCGGCAACACCCGGCACAAGCCGCGCGGGAAGAACTGGCGGAGGCACGCACAGAGGTGAACACTGGGATGCGACATATTGTGAAAGCTGGCGTGTCGGCGTACGACGCAGGCACTCGTTATGCGCTCTTTTTCGAGACTGAGCGGGCAGACGAGGAGGGGTGTACGGGGTTTGCCTACCGGATCAGCGAGGAGGCGGCCAAGGAACTGGCCGATTCGCTAGCTACGCTGGGCTTTCACGCAGAGGCGAAACATGGCGCAGACTGAGTTTGCAGGCGGCGTTCGGCTGGATTCCGAGGGCGGAGTGGAAATAGCGGCCAAGCTATTCACCCCAGGGCCGCAGCGCGATGAATGTCGCATCGGCCTAGTGGTGTTCCACGGCGAGGGCTGCGAGGATCAAGACCGGGCCTGGCATATCAGCATCAGCCAGGCGAAGGAATTGGTCGCTCGGCTTCAACAACAGGTTGAGCGAGCCGAGGAGTGGGCGCGGCATACGCAGAGGTGAAACATGGCAAATCGCGAGGTCATCAGCGCGAGTGCGAAGTCTTACGATGGCCATGCTCGCATCAGCCTAATACTGTACACTGAGACACCAGACGAGAACGGCGATACTGGGGTTCGGTATTATTTGACGCCAGGGGCAGCCCGAGAATTAGCCATTTCGTTATGCAACTCGGGCTTTGCCGACCCTTTTGAGGCGCAGGGAATAATCGCGGCGGCTCGCGCAGAGGCGAAACATGGCGAACTGTGCTGAATCAAACCAGATCAGGCGGACACTGGGCATCGTGGAGTAATAATGGCGAGTTACACCGACACCGAACTGGTCGAGAAGATCAAGGAGTGGTACCAAGGCGACACGGAAATCAACCGTGAGTGGGTGAAGCGCGCCCAGGAGTCATTCCGCTTCTACACCGGGATGCAGCAGTGGGATCCGCAGGTGGTCGGCGCATTGAAGGCCTCCGCTCGGCCAGCCCTGACGATCAACCGGATCCTCTCGACCGTGCACATGCCCTGCGGCTACCAGCGCCGGAACCGCTCCGATCTGAAACTGTATGCGCGCAAAGGCGGGACTGTGCCGATTGCCGAGTTGGGCACGGCGCTCATCAAGCATACCATGGACACCAGCCGCGGCGAATACGAGCTGTCGGATAGCTTTCAGGATGGCGCGATTTGCGGGAAGGGCTGGTTGAGTCTGGACCTGGATTATACAAACGACCCGCTGCATGGCGACTTCGTCATCCGGCGAGAATCTCCATTTGACATATTGGAGGACCAGACCAACCAGCATTATGACGTGAACAAGGGGATGCGGGTATTCAAGACGTGGTGGTGGGACAAGAAGGAGGTGGAGCTCACGTATCCGCGGGTCAAGACGGAGGACCTCGAAAACGCCATGCAGGCGCCGGAATGGGGCAACGAGCGGGTCGAGCCTGAGAAAGACTGGATGGACTACGAGCCGCACGAGTATACCGCGAATCAAATGAATGAGGGGCCGACCGACGACCGGCTGCTGTCGAAGGTGAAGTATCTCGTCAAGGAAATCTGGTTCAAGGAATACGACCGGGTGACGTTCTTGGTCCATGTGCCGACCCTGACCCTCAAGCGAATCCAGAAGGATCAAGCCGAGAAGGCGGCGGCCATCATCAAGGCGAACGACCTGGGCGATGACTACCGTATTATCGATCGTATTGCTCCCGTCATGCACAAAGTAGTCTGCGTGGGCGACATGATCCTCGAAAAGACCGAGGATCCGCTGGATGGCATCATCGCGTTTCCGTTTTTCCGATATTGTCCCTTCTGGGCGAACGGCTACGCCTTCGGTCTGGTCGACAACGTGAAGGAACCCCAAGAAGAGCTGAACAAGCGGCGTTCGCAGGTCCTCCATGCGGCCAATATGACCATCAACGCCGGTATGAAAGTGGGCTCCGCGGCGAACAAGAAAGCAATCGCGGAGTTGGAGCAGATGGGTTCGCATCCCGGCAAGATTTGGGACCTGAGCAAGTTCGGCGGCGTTCTCGAAGCGATCGATCCGCCGAAGTTGGATGCGGCCCACTTCAAGCTGGCCGAGCAGGCGGCTGACGACATCAAAGAGATTAGCGGCGTCAACTCGGATCTGTTGGGCACCGACCCGCGGGCCAGCGAGTCCGGCAAGGCCCGCATGGTCCGCCAGGAAGCGGGCTTGATGGTCAACGAGGTCATGTTTGACAACCTCGACCGGACGCAGAGCGACCTTGGTGAGCACCTGTGGGAGCGCGTGCGTCGGAGCGACGTGTACAGTGAGCAGGAAATCCTCGCCGTGGTGCCGGATGCGACGCTGAAGCACTTTATGGTCCGCGGCGCCGATGGTCAGCCGGTGCTGGACTTTGCGACCGGCAAACCGGCGATGGACTTCTCCAAGATTCGCCAGTGGCGCACCGGGCGGTATGGCGTGAAGGTGGATCGGGGCGCGCAGTCGCCGACGATGCGGATGGCACAGTTCGAGACGATACTGGAAGCCCGCAAGGCGGGCGTTATGATCCCCGACGAAATGATATTTGAGATGGGCGATTTCCCGAACAAAGAGCGGCTGATCGAGGCGAGCCGGCAGATGCGGCAGCAGATGCAGTCGGAGCAAGGCTATCGACCGCCGCGATTGCAAGGAAGGGCAGGATGAACAAAAGGCAAATGCAGCATGAAGCCCGGATGAAGATGTTTGATTGGTTGAAAACGCTAGATGATCCAGCCGCACAGGCCATCGCCAGAGTACACAAAGCCGCGCTTTCACAACTCTATCATGAGGCGCTGCGAACCGCTTGGCTTCGTTTGGAAGAGGCTAAACGCACGCTCGAAGCCTTGGAGACAGGATGAACGACGCAATCATCCTGAGTGGATCGTGGACGAATCGCAGTTCACGCCAGAGGAAATCGAGAAGGCGACCCTTTGATGAGCGCCTTTGTGAAATTACAACGCGACCGAGTGATTACACACGCCGCTCGGCTGATGGAGAGCGTGCTGCCGGCATACTATGGCAGCGTGCGGATCAACTTCACGAACGGCCGGGCGATGAATGGGAACCTGGAAGAAAGCGTGAAGTTTAGCAACGGGAAGCCTGAACGACAGGAGAGCACGGATGGGCACTGATAACGAGATTCGGATACTAGCCAAGAGCGTGAATTACCGGCGGGCCATTGAACTGTACGTCCTGTCGCGGGATTACAAATTCGTTGGTCAGCCGGTCGTTATGGAAAAGGAATCTGAGGATGGCTCCAAGCCAACGGTGTCTCTCACGATGGATGGCGCGCAAGAACTCATGGACGAGTTATGGCGGTGCGGCTTGCGTCCAACTGAAGGCGCCGGCAGCGCCGGTGCGATGGCGGTAACGCAAGCCCATCTGAAAGAGACGCAGCGGCATAACCAACAGTTGCTTGATTACGTGTTGAGCCGATGACGCAGCAGACAACTGAATAACGCTTAGGGACCAACTGGAACCACCAGCCCTATCTGTGGGCCTTGCGCCCGCAGGTGGGGCTTTTTTTATTCGCCACGGATGGCGTTTCCCGAACCGCCGCGGGTGATCGGCGGGATTCCCCACAGCCCGGGGTGAAGCGGCTGAATCGGGCTACTCCAGGCCCGCAAAAACGAGGAGTGCAGCGATGGCACCGGAAACACAGGAAACGGACGTGATGGAACAGGCAGCGGCATTGGAAGAGGTGTTCGGCGGCGAAACTGAGCCGAACGAGCAGCGTGAGGCTGAATCGTCGGAAGCCTCCAAATCGGAGCAGCAGACCGAGACGGAGGCGACCGAGGAGCAGGCCGCCACGCCGCCCGTTATCGACTGGGATAGCGTCGATGGTGAGACGATTCCGCACGATGTAGTGAACCGCACACCAGCCTTTCAGGGACTCTTGGCCTCGCATCAGCGCGAGCGGGAAGCCACGCGCGACCTGCGCGAGCAGGTGCAGCAGTTGACTGGCGCGCTTGGCAATCGCCAAACCGAGGCGGCCGAGCAGTGGGACGAAGATGAGCCCGCAACTCTCGGTCGCGTGGCCGAACTCGTCGAGAAGCGGGTTGAATCGGCGCTCGGCAAGATTCGGGAGCAGACCAAGGCGCAGGCCGACACCGCGCGGCAGAACCAGATTGCCCAATCCATCGAACAGGCCAAGGCCAAGTATGCCAAGGCTCCCAAAGGCCTCGATTATGACGCCGTCGTGCGCGAGGGCTCGCCGTGGCTAGAGAAGCATATGCCCTGGCTTGCCAAAGCGATTGTCAATGAGGCGCCCGATCCTGCCGGCATGACGTATTCGCTTGCCCGTGCCTTTGTGCCATCCCTGCGCAACCGGGCGCAGGCCGCCCGCAACCAGCGCGTGGTGGATCAAGTTTCCGGCCACGGAGCAAAGCCCCCCAAAACCGGAGTCACCACGGGCTCTACCGAGAGCGAAAGCGGCGTGGATGAGCTGAGCAAGATGCTCAACAGCCCTTCGCAAAATGAAGACCACATCTTCGAGGACTGGGTCGTGAATCCAGGCCCAGACAAATTAGAGGAGTAAACAATGGCACTTACAGGATTTGACTCAGGCATAAACCTTCAGGTTCAGAAGTGGACAGCGCGGTCGTGGAAATACGCGCTGTCGAACACCTTCTTCGGGAAGTTCATCGGCAAGTTCGACATTACGCCCAACGACGCCGGGGACGGCGTAGCTATTTCCAACAGCCCCAACTCGCTATGTCACGTTCGCATGGAGATGACAAAAGGCGCCGGTGACAAGGTCTGGTTCCCGCTTCGCGTGCCACTGAGCGGCCACGGCGTGGTTGGCGAGGACAATTTGGAAGGCGAAGAGGAGACCATGGAGTACCTCGACTGGTCCATGGAGTTGGTGGACATCGCCAACGGCGTTCGCGGCCGGGGTCGGCTGAGCGACAAGCGTGTGAAGATGAACGTCAAGAACGATGCCCGCGTCGCTCTGGTCGAGTGGATGGGGCGCACGATTGACAGTTACACGCTGCACGCCTTGTGCGGCTTGGAGACCGAGGACAAGAATATCTCTGAGGTTATCCCGGATGTCGTTGCGACGACCAGCTCGCACCGGATCATCGGCGGCCAGACCGCCGCAGGGGTGATTCAATCAGACGGCTTCAAGCCCGGGTCCGCCGATCTTAGTGTCCTCGACGACACGAGCTACCTCATGGGTCCGCAGTTCCTGGATGCCGCAGTGCGCCACGCCAAGACGCTGGCCCCGAAGCTGCGGCCGATTCGCGTGAATGGCCGGGACTTCTACGTGTGCTTCATGCACCCGCTTCAGATCAAGGCGATGCGGGCGTCCACGGACTGGAAGAGCGCCATGGAGAACGCGTGGAGCCGCGGGAAGGACAATCCCATCTTCAGCGGCGCCTCGGCGATCTGGAACGGCGTCGTGATCCACGAGTGGGAGCGCCTGCCCTATCGCGTCGCGGGAGAACTGTTCAATACCGGCGACACCGTGCTGGGCGCAAGTGATGAAGCGGCCCGGGCGCTGCTCTGCGGCGCGCAAGCGGTCGCCCACGCATACGGCGCGGTCCCTCGGCCGTTGGCAAAGCAATTCGACTACGGCCGGAAGTGGGGCGTGGGCATCGACTGCCTGCTGGCGGTCGGCAAGCCGCGTTTCGACAGCCGGGACTACGGCGTGGTCGTTCTCGACACCGGCGTTGCACCTGACTAATCGCCGATGTCAGCCAGGACATTCAATTGAGGAGAGCACAATGAAACTGAAATACGGACTTGGAATCCTGCTCCTGGCCGCGTTGACGGTGACGGGTGTTCTGCTGGGCCAAGGCGGCCTGCGGACGCGACGGCACTACGTCATCGCAATCCAGGATGAGGATGGCACCAACTACAGCGGCGGGGCCTTTACGGTCACCGTCTACGATGCGGGCATGTCGGATATTACATCGACTTGTTACACGACTCCGGGCGGTACGACGGGGTTCGACTACACGAACCTGACGGATGCGCAGTTCGACTTTTGGCACGCGGCGGCCTCGATATCGGTCAAGATCGTCGATGACGACACGGGCGAGGCCGTGACGGCCTATGATCTGACCGTCACCGATCACTCGATCATCCTGCCTAAGCGGCAGGGGCGGGTGCTGACCGGCGGCGTTACGGCTGATCATGGTGTGCGGACGACCTTCGACACGCCTCCTGTGTTCTCCATTCTGGCGGGCACGGCGGCTACCGGAGCGACTACGACCACGACCTGTATGCTCACGCCCGACGGCTATTTCGAGCTATACACGGTTGGCACTACAACGATTCCCATGCCGCAAGTGGTTGCCACCGGCTTGGATGTGAGTCGGGACGACGAAAACAACGAGAGCGTTGAGGTGTGCGGTGGCATTCTCGCCAACAGCAAGCAGGCGTTCACCGTCGGCACCGATCCAGCCTTCTACTTCAAGGCTGAGATTACATTGAGCGATGTGAGCGGGACCGACGCCGTCTACGCGGGCTTCCGGCTGCAAGAGGCGTATCAGGCCCTTCCGACAGGTTACGACACGTTTGCCAGTCTGGCGATCATGGCGTCGGCCAACCCAGCCGTTATCTACACATGCGAAGAGTTGGACGGCGGCACCCATGATGCGGACGATAGCGGCGACACCTGGGCCGACGGTGCGACCAAGGTTCTTGAGGTCCAAGTCAGTGCGGCCGGTGTTGTTACCTACAAGCTCAACGGTGCGGCCTTAACGACCCCCGACACGGATGCCTTCACAATCACCGATGGCGATGTAGTAGTTCCGTTTGTGCATTGCCGAGGCGATACCGCCGGCAGTGTGACCTACGTCATCAACTCGTGGGAGTGCGGCTACCAATAACAGTCCCGTGACGGGGCGGCCTGCGGGTCGCCTCGTCACCTAGTAGGAGTATGACAATGAAACTTCGATACGCTTTTGTCGGCTTGTTGCTGATGGCCCTGGCGCTCACGGTGGCCGTCCAGGGCCAGATGGCGACGACCCGGCGGCATTACCAGTTTCAGATTGTGGACCAGTTCAGCAAGACGGTCACCGACAGTTGCACGATGGTCGTCTACGTCGCCGGCGGGGCCGCGGAAACCGTCTACAGCTCGCGTCAAGGAGCGGCGATTGGCAGCAATTTGACGGCCCAGACGGACGGGCTATTCGATTTCTGGACGGACGAAACCAGCGTCGATATCCAGATCACCAACAACGTCAGCGGCGGGGTGATGAAGGCTAGCAGCCTGACCGTAACCGACCACCTCATCATGATGTCGACGAGCCTGTACGTCGCAGCGTCGGGCTTGACCACCACGACGATCACGGCGACGGGAACGATCACCGGCGTTGCGGCCAACTGGACGGGCGATCACAACTTCGGCGTAGATAAGACCGGCGTGGACGTGACGTTCTACGGGGACACGACAACGAATTACATCCTGTGGGACGGGAGTGCGGACACATTGTATCTCTTCGACGCCGATGTCCATCTGGATGATGAGTCCAACCTGATTTTCGGTACGGGCACGGACTTCTGGATTGAATGCGATACGGCGAACACGCTGGAATTTCTGGCGACGAACACGGACGAACAGGGAGCCGTGGTTCTCGGCTCCGACGAGGAAGGCGTGGACCTCAAGGCCTACGCGGCGACGACGGGCGACTTCATGCTGTGGGATGCGTCGGACGAGAACCTGGAATTCGTTGAAGCCGGGATCATGTTCGATCAGACGAACGTGGACTACACGTGGGCCGCCGCGTCGGATGCGTTCAGCCTGACGGCCACAGATCATTCTTCGGCGGCGTACACGATCGGCAGCGTGGTCACTACGAACGGCCTGGACCTGATCTGGCAGCATCATACGACCGGCGATACCGTGAAGTTCGACGCCGGCGCCGCTCAGGGCATCTGCACGTTCACGGATGTCGATCTTCAGCTTGACGATGATGCAACTCTTCGGCTCGGTTCGGATGCCGGTGGCGACTTTACCCTCGCCGGGACTTCCAACACCCTGACGGTCACGCCCAAGGTGGCTGGTAATGACATCAAGTTCGGCGCTACGGCAGGAACGTTGTGCCCCGACATCTATTGGTACGCCGACGGCACCGGCACCTACGTGATGTTCGACGAGGAACTCCAAAAGGTCGTATGGGAAGGCGTCGACCTCCACGTGAACGACACCGACATCCTCAGTTTCGGCGACGATACGGACTTCAAGATGGTTGGCACGGACAACACGCTGACGATCACGCCACTCGTGGCCGGAGATGATATTAAGTTCGGCGCCACGGCGGGGACATACTGCCCGGACATCTACTGGTACGCCGACGGCACCGGCACCTATGTCATGTTTGACGAGGAGAATCAGAAGGTTACTTGGGAAGGCGTCGACCTGTTTATGATGGACGACGACTACATCAGTTTCGGCGACGTTTCCGATTTCACTATGCGGTCGGTTACGGCCAAGACGCTGGACATTCTTCCCTTGGCGGATACGGATGATTACGCCGTCAATATCGGCGTCGATGAAAGCGGAGTCGATGTCAATTTCTTCGGCACCACCGCAAGCGATGGCCTGTTCTGGGACGGCGGAGCGGACAGCCTGACCGTGACGCACGACTTCACCCTGTTCACTTGCGCCGAGGCGGCGGCCAACCAGTTCAAGGTCGATGCTACCGGCACGCACGCCGGCAACAACGTCATCAATTTGGAGACCACCGATGGCGGCATCCTGTTCAATGCAGACGGCGCGGCCAATGGTGATATTACGCTGGAATCCGCCGACGACGTGATTCTGACGGTTGCCAGCGTAGTGGCCGTTACGACCAGTGGGGCCGAAGCCGATCAATTCAAGGTGGACGCCACCGGTACACATGCCGGGAACGTCATCAACCTGGAAACGACCGATGGCGGGATTCTACTGAACGCCGATGGGGCGACCAACGGCGACATCACGATTGACGCCCGCGGCACGATCACCACCTATGGCCACGTCACGCAGGATGGCCGCGTGACCGAGAATCACAGCACCAGTCATACGCTGACGAGTCCGACCGATATCGGCACGCTGATTACGGTCGATACGGCGGCGGTCGTTATCACGCTTCCCGCCGTCGGGGCCGGCGCGCAGTACACTGTGATGAACATCGGGGCCGACGGCACCGAGATTCACGTCGACGTCAACGCCAACGATCTGATCGCGGGCGGTTGCGGCTTTGCCGCCGCCCTCGATGACGGCGACAAGCTGACGAATACCGGCGCGACGGCCAACAAGGGCGACTATGTGAAGCTCGGATATTTCGACGCCACCGGCTGGTATATCATCGAGATGGTCGGCATTTGGGCCGACGGCGGTTGAATCACAGACTCGACGGGGCGGGCGCAAAGGCCCGTCCCGTCTGAGGGCTTGATATGGCGATTACGGCAACGGAAATCCGGACGGTTCTGAACGCCCGACTGAACCGGGCAGAGACGAATATCGACGAGCAGATTCGCTCGGCGATCTACGATCTGAGCGAGCGGGCGCTCTGGCGGGACTTGTACAGTTCCGATGAAGAGGGCGCGACGACCGATGGCGGTACGACGGTCGCCCTGCCCGACCGCTTCCGCGTGCTCGATTCGGTACAGCTCAACGACGGCACCTACGACTACCCCCCCCTCGAACTTGCCACGATGCAGCAAATCATCGAATGGCGGGAGCGGGAGACTGCGGCCGGCGAGAGCCGGCCGGAATCCTACTGCATTCGGGGGGGGAATATCGAAGTCTATCCGACGGCCGACGCTGAGTACGTCGTCAAGTGGCGCTACTGGCAGCGGCACATCGATCCGACGGGCGGGACGATCCTGTTCGATGAGGCGTTCCGCGAGGCGATCTACAACTGCGCCATGATGAAGTACCTGGAAGGACTCTCTCTCGTTTCCGATCCGAAGTATGCCGAGAAGGCGGCGCTCTACGTCGCCGAAGTGGCGAAGCTGATGCCGACTTGGGCGGATCATAAGACGCACGCCCTGCAATATACAGATATCTAAGGGAGCCTAGGAATGGCACACGCGGACACGGAATGGAATGTATCCAAACCGGTCGGCTCCACAACCACGGTTGCCGAACTCGATACGGTTCACCAGACCTTCAGGAAGGCCGTGCAGGAGCGGTTCAACGTCGACCATGACGCCACCGAGACGTCAAGCGTGGTGGCCACGGTAACGGACGGGGGCGGGAAGCATAGGCAGGTCACGTTCACGGCCGTACAGGCCACGCCTTCGCCATCATCCGGCGAAGCCATCCTTTACACTGTGGATGATGACACCGACGAGCAGCTTGCCTTCATCGCCAACACGGATGCCACCGAAATTCAACTGACGAAGGGTGATGCGGTATTCCTCGGCGCGAACGGAATCGGCCTGGCCATTGACGACGAAACACTGAACGCGACGACTACCGATTGGGCGGGCGATGCGTTTGACCCTGCGAAAACCGCGATCGTCGTCAACCTAGACGATTCCACGCTGGAATACGATTCCAGCGGTGATGCGATCCGCATCAAGACGCCAGCGGTGCCGGATTCCGGGGCTGACGCGTACCCGGATGCGATCGCCGCGCCCGTCATGGCCTATGGCAGTTATACGGGCAACAGTTCGGCGCTAACCATTGATACCGGGATCGCCATCAAGCACTTGATTGTTCGCAGTGACTTAACGGGCGGAACCAACGGCGGCGGGATCGAGGGCATTGTCTGTGATGCTGGCACGCGATTTTGGCGGCAAAGCGGCACGTCGATTTTCTCGTCCGGCGAGATACAGGTGAGCGGCACGACTTTCATCGTTGGGGCTGCCGACGCGAAAACGAACTCAGTCGGCCAGAGCTATTACTGGGTCGCCTACGGGACGCGCTAATGCTGAGCTACGGCATATTCAGCCCGGTGCTGGGAATCAAGCAGGATTTCCCCACGGAACTTTTACAAGAGGCTTATACGCCCAGATCGGAGAACATCGTAGTCCGCGACGGCGAGGTTCACCGCTGCCGCATGCGCGAGGAAATCCTGGATGACAGCCCGAATTCCGAAGTCATCATCCATTACGAACGGCTTACTACTTCCGATGGCACTTCATATACGTTCGCTTTCACCGGCGGCCAAGCGACCGCTCAACCGCAGATTTTTCGCTGGGATCCTGCGGGAACCGGGTGGGCAGAGGAGGATGCAGCGCCGCTTTACGATTTCGCGGTGGACGTTACCCTCACCACGGGACAAACGAAGTGGTCCACGACGACGTTTGGCGGCTCCGTGATCGCCACCAACGGGACCGATAAGATTATTCGCGCGAATCATGGTAGCAACTTCGCCATCCTGGATACGGCAAGTGGTGTTGAAGTGGTGGCGGGAACGACGTACATGACGGCCTGCGAATGGGTCTGCACGTTCGAGAATTACCTGCTGGCCATGAACACGTACGAAGGGGGCGTCCGGTATCCGCGACGGGTTCGGTGGGCGGGCATCGGCACGAAGGATGAATGGCTGGCTTCCGAAGGCGGCGGAACCCTGGAAGTGCCCGGTAACGACCGGATCATCGGCGCAGCGGCAATGCGGGATCACCTTATCATCTTCAAGGAGCGCTCCATTCATAAGATGTATCTCACGCCTGGCGATACGGTGTGGGAGCAAGAGGAAGTGACGCAAGAATACGGCTGCATCAGCCCATTCTCGGCCGTTCTCTTACCCGGCGGCGAATTGGTGTTCTTGGCGACGGACAAGACGATCCGGACAACCCGTGGCGAGAGCATCTCCGGGCCGGTCGACGACATTTTGAGAAATATCCCGACGGCCGAGCTGGAACACGTGCAAGCTATCCGGATGCAGTGGAACGAGGAAATCTACTTGTCGATCCCCTATGGTTCAGAGGCAACGACCTGCAACAAAATCATCACGTTAAGCCGTGATGGCGCATGGGGCACGATCGACATGGCCGTTGCGGCCTTCGGCAAGCACGTCAACACGGCCACAACGTCGACGATCATCGACAACGTGACCGATTATATCGACGATGTGGACTGGCCGAATCTGGAATGGACGGACCAGGGCTTCAGCGCGTTGACGGATATTGGAAGCGACTACGGGGAGGAATCCTTCTCGCTTCAAGGCGCCCAGACCGACAACGGCAACGCATACGACGGCTGGTTCACCCTCTCGACGAGCCTGAGCCAGCCGCCGAATCTGGCTCAATACAAACGACTCGTGGAGGTCACGTTGTACGCGCGTCGCCAATCCGACGGCACACTTGAAGTCGCCGTGCGCCCGGACGGGAAAGCATCCTTTCAGTCGCTCGGTGGCGGTTCCGTCGATATTGATGACGCAACGCGTGATCTGATTGCAGCCCGACTGCCGTGCGACGTGCGCGGCCGGCACTTCGAGTTCAAGATTACGGGCACGCAGCATTTCGAGTTCCTGGGCATGAAGTTCGATCACATTCTGGATGGGGTGGCCTGATGGTACATCAAGCATTACCCAAAGACCCAGGGTTGCCCAGAATCAAGGTGCTGCGCAGTTTTGCTGACGTGGCGAGTCATTTGCGCGCCTTGCACGATGCGATCGAGAAGCTGTTTCGGAAGCAACGCGGGTCGGCCCAGAACATCGCCGACAACACGATCCCGGGCATTGAAACGAACGTTACGAACAACACGACCAATATCACGACCAATACCACCAATATTACCAACAATGCTGGGGACATCGCGGCCTTACAAGGGCTGGGAGCAACCTGGCTCGTCGATAAGTGGATTCACAACACGGCGAATGGTGTCGAGACGCTCGACACACACGAATGGTTCGGAATGGAGGTCTTTGGCTTTGGGAATGCTTACGAGAGGGATGAGCCGGGGGATGAAGAAGACTATTTAGTCGATGAGTGGATCGATGTGGACCTCCAAACCTTCGTCACGAGGATTGGAAACGACTATGACGGCGCCAACGTTCAGCTTACGAAGTTTAATGATCTCGTGAACGCCACGCATATCTACGTTGACGGCACAACCGGGCATATAAAGGCGGAATCGAGCGGCTACACTCACGAAACCCACATTCACGTCGTAATCATGGGCTTCGAGGACAAAGCCGGAACCCCCGACATCACGATTTCATAGGAGCACGACAATGGGATTCTTCACGAGCGAGAGCGGTGGCGTGGAAGTCGCCCCGCAGGCCCCGTGGCAGAAGAAGGGCCGGAAATACCTAGAGGGCTTGCTGGGCCGCAACGTCGAGTTCGAGCCCGCCCCCGTGGCGGGCATGTCCGGCATCGAGCAGATGGGCCTCGGCGCCCTGGAGCAGTTCGTCAGCGGAGCGGGCTTCGAGGACCCGCGCAGCAGTCCCTACTGGACGGCGCTCCGCGACATCTCCAAGCGAGAGGAAGCCGAGGCCGTCCAAGGTCTGCGCCGACGGCATCAGTTGTCGGGGATGCTGGAAAGCTCGCCGAGCTACTTCGGCGAGGCGGACGTGCGGCGGGAGTACGGAGAGGGGCGCATGGGCCTGCTGGGCGAGCTGTACGAGAACGAGCGAATCCGCAACAGCCCGATGGCCCGGGCGCAGGCGGGACTGACGCTTGGCTCGCTGCCGCGAATGCTTGAGCAGATGGAGCAGGATGCAGCCTATCAGGCGGCGATGCGGACGCAGATGTTCCCGTTTGAGACTCAGGCCAATATCGCGCAGAGCCTGATGAGCCACCAGCCCAGTACGTACATGAGTGCGCCGCAGCCGAGCGGGTTCAGCCAGGTTGCCGGACCGCTGGCTATGCTGATGATGGCTACCAGCATGATGGGTAATCCCTTTGCCAGTCCGACCAGTAGCGCAGGCTGGGACCCGTCACAATTCGGGACGGCTGGAGCGCCCGGGGCAGGTTTCGATTTCGGGCCGTTAGCCTAAAGGAAAGCGATAATGCCACACTTGGGAACCGTACCCTGGATCAACGACGCTGACGCCAACAATCAGGCCGCGATGATGCTCATGCGCGGACTGGCGGAAATACAAGCTGGCAAGGAGCGAAGGGCCGAGGAGCAGTATGGGAAGATGCTATTGCAAGCCTTGGTCCAGGGCAATACACCCGAAGCGCAGGGGCAAGCCCTTCGCGGGCTGCTCACCCAGCACCAAGCAGGCCAGCCGACGGGCTTCTTGGGGCGACTGGGCGCAATGTTGAATCCGCTCGGCGCTGCACCGACGCCCTCCGGGGCAATGACGGGAAGACTCGCCGGACTGCTCGATCCCGACCGCGGCTACGGGACAGCGCCCTGGAACGTAAATCCGCGACTGGCGAACCTGCCGGCCGCCGAGATCGCCGGGGGCCTGCGGGAAGCCGAGCCGCAGCGCTTGACGCGGGAGCAGCGGGCACAGCAAGCGGAACTCGAGCGCCGCCATCGAGGGAGAGAAGGGCAACTGAATCGGCAGCAACGGGGGGCGGACCGTCGGGCACGCGTGCAGGCCGCACAGGGTCGGCGAAAGGCTGCGGCGGAAGCGAAGGCCGGCGAGAATCAATTGAAGGCACTGCAAAGCACAATCGAGAGGCTGGAAGGCAGGTATGGCAAGCTCAAGAGCCTGCGCGACAAGCTCGGAGAGCAGCGACACCCGAAGACCGGGAAGTTCGAGATTGATGTTGAGATTGATCGCAGAGACGAGGAGGGCCAGCCGCTTAGGGACGAACAGGGGCAAGTGAAAAAAAAGACCGTGCGTCGGGGCGACTGGGGAGCTGTGAAAGAGTGGAACAAGCTCACCGACCAAATGGGAAAACTCTATGGCGAGATTGAGAAAGCCAGGCAGGCCGAGGTGGACTATCTGCGGGAATTGGGGAACCAGCAGATGCCGTTGCGCGACATTCCCCCCGAAGAATGGCGGGATCTGAAACCGATTATGGATAACTGGGACCGATGGGACAAAGAACGGGGTAGAAACGAGGCGATTCGCCAAAGCGACGCCGCCACGTGGAATCGAGCGAATCAGCCTGAATTCGACCGTATCCGCAAGTACATTGTAGAACTGCGGAAGGAGTTGGCCGAAGCGACAGAACAAGGTGATCCAAAGGGAATCCGAGAAGTCCAGGGCGAAATCGTCGGGGCTTCTGAAGTATTGCGGAAATGGCAGAGTACACCAGGCGCAATTGACCTCGGCCCGGACCCGCTGTGGTTCGGCGGGGCTCAGAACCTGGAAGGGTTACCGGAATTCCCGAGCGCGCCTCCGGGCATGGCCGTTGAGGGCCAGTGGATGCCAGCCGGAAGCAAGCCCCAATACCAGGAAGGCCAAACGGCCACGAATCCGACGACGGGCGAGAAGGTTATCTTCCAGAATGGCGCATGGAGGCCGGCGAAATGAGCCGAACGGCTACATTGCCGCCCGGATTCGTTCTGGACGAACCGGAAAGCGAATTGCCGGAAGGATTCGTGCTCGACCCCGCCGAACCGCCTCCTGGCTTTGTCGTTGACTCGCCTGAGTTATCTAGGCCCCCGGAGCCGTCCGAGGCGAGATCGTCGCGTACGACGCCGCCTGTGGCCCCTACGGCCACACAGAATCGCTACGAAGGCCTCTTGCCGCTGGAGGAAGGCTACGCGGCCGCCCCAAGCGGCGATCCGAGGCAGATCGATCCACAGGCGATGGGCGAGGGGGGCGTGGGGCCTACGGCGTACGATCGGCAGCGCGCGCTCGTCAAGAAGGCCATGCGTCAAATGCTCATTCGGCGGATGGAGCGACGGAAGTTGACCCCTGCGCAGAAAAGGACGGCCGCGATTGACAAGGGCCTCGCCGGGCGCGGTGGAATCCCGCTACCGAAGTACGCCACTGGCGCGCCCGGCTGGTGGGAGATGTTCAGCAAGGGATATGCCCAGACGGATTGGACCAAAGACCCGCGATTCGACTTCAAGAGCGCCAAAGAGATCGACGAATTCCTGGAATCCGGGGAGCGGGGAGTTGCCGAAATCGTCGAGCATGAGCCACCGCGGATGCCATTCGAGGCGACGGGAGTTGCGCAGAAGAACATCGCACAGACAGCAGCAGGGCGCCTGAAGTACGCCCAAGAGACAGGCGCGTCGTACATCGGCCAGGAGGACGATCAGGACGTTCTCGATACCTATTTGCTTCGCAAGTACATCGACGTCGTGCGGCCTCCGAGCTTCTGGGGCGGCGTGCTGAAGGGCGCCGCCGAGATGCCTGCCTGGATGACGGAGTTTATCGCCACCGGTGGGGTGGCCGGCGCGGGCCGCAAAGTCGGCGGGCGGGCAGCCGGGAAGATGCTTGGCAAGCTCGTCACGAAGAAGGGCGGAAGGCTCGCCCTGCGCCTCGGTCGATGGACTGGTGCGGGCATCGCACGTGGCGCGGCAATGCCTCATCGGACACTGGAAGCCTACGCCGAGAACATGATGCCCGGCTTCGCCATCGACGAGGACGGCGACATCATCATCACCGAGGCCGACGAGAAACCCGCGACCGCATTCGCCAAGGCATTCGGCAGCACCGTCATCGAGGCTATGAGCGAGGAAGCCGGCGCCCGCATTATGAAAGGCCCGAAAGCCCTCGTCGGCAAGCGCATCGCCTCCGCCCTACGAAAAGCTGTCGGAACAGGGCGCTGGGCGCGATGGGTCCACGGCGGATTCACGCGAGTGGGCTATCACGGGGTGCTTGGGGAGTTGGGCGAGGAACGCCTGGCCGAGGTGATGCGAGCGACGTTCGGCGTGGACAAGCACCACAAGGGGCAGAAGTTCTTCAGGCGACTTGTCGATGCCGTGCCCAGCGGTAAACAGCTTCTCACTGAAACATTGATATTCGCCCCCATCGGCGCAGGGCAATTGGCCGCAAGCGCCGCCGCCGAGCGACTTGGACCCCGATTCATCAAGGAGATTCGCCATGCCCCGCAAGTACGTGACCCCGCAAGTACGTGAAGATCAGAGAGTCGCTGAAGCGCCAAGGCCGGCCGTTGAAAGAGGCGAAGCGGATCGCGGCCGCGACCTACGTGAAGCAGTCGAAGAACCCGTCCGCCGCGGCGAAGAGGCTCCAACAGCACCGGAAGCCAAAGAAGAAGTAAAGCCCACGCCCGCCGAGAAGGCCGAGAAGCCGACGGCGGCTGGGAAGAAACCGGCAGGTAAGGCCAATCCTCAGCTCGCTGCACGCTTGCGAGAAATGGCCGAAAAGGCACAAGCGCAGATCAACGAGAAGCGCCGCCCGATGACGCAGAATCCGACGCCCAAGCGGATGCGACAGTACAACTCGCGCTTGCATGATGCAGACAACCTCGAACGGACGCAACGCGCTTTGTTGGCTCTTGCCGGGGCGCACGAAGCGGGAACAGTTCCGAAGGTTCTGGAGAACGTCCGCACCAAAGCAAGTATTTCGCCCCTAGTATCCAAAGGCCTTGAATCCGGAGCCGGGTATTACGAGATCATTCCATCGTCGAAATACTCGCTCAGTACGTTGGAAGCAAAGGCGCTGCAGGAACTCATTGAGAAACAGCAAACCCCGGCAGAAAAGCGGGTCCGCGAGAAGCGCGAGGCCGCACGCAAGGCGGAAGAACTTGAGGAGAGCGTCCAGTTCATAAAGATCGAAGGCTTCTTCCCGACGCCCAAGCCAGTGATTGATCGGATGCTCATCGATGCGCAAATTGAACCGGGCATGTCTGTGCTTGAACCCTCGGCAGGAAAGGGCGACATTGCCGATGCCATTAAGGAGAAGGCGCCGCGAACCGAGGTTGCTGTCGTCGAAATCAGCCCGCGGCTGCAGGACATCCTCAAGGCCAAAGGCTACGACCTGAAGGGGGCTGATTTCCTTGAGCACAGAGGCTCCTATGACCGCATCGTAATGAAC